TGGACTTCCCCTCTTTAGAGGGGTCAGCCCAAACCAATCCAGGACTTTATCAGGACTTTACGACGTCACTCAACGCGTCGCAGACCTGGTATTGTCAGGATTCGGGTTACTCGATCCGGATTCCATTGTTGGAAAACATGGACCTGGTGCAGTATCTGACCAACGTGGTCGGAACGACAAATATGTCTTTCCGGGTTGGTCAGATAGACTCGAACGAGTCTTTCTTAAGGAACGCCATGGATCCGTTAATCCCAGAACTTTCTGGGACGAAACAGATTCATGTGTATCCAATGATCTGCACGAAGCGTACGCTAAACTGATTCCAGTACCAAAAACACTGAAATCACCAAGGCTTATAGCTTCAGAACCGACATCCAACCAGTTTATACAAGGAGGAATAAATGTGTTCCTCCGTAACAGTATAAACGCTTCGATCCTGGGAAAGTCTATTGATCTTCAAGATCAATCGAAGTCTCAGGCTCTTGCATTGGAAGCGTCGACACCCAATAGTTGCTATGCAACTGTTGATCTGTCTTCTGCTTCCGATCGGTTGTCTCTATGGACCGTGGAGAGGATCTTCCGTACTAGGTTTGACATCCTGCTAGCTTTAGCAGCATGTCGCTCCAATTACGTTGTAGATCCGTTAAGTAAGCGCGTCGCCCGCATGCGAAAGTATGCATGTCAAGGTAACGCAACCACTTTTCCTATACAGTCCATAGTATATGCAGTGCTAAGTTTAGCAGCTGTCATATGGTCGGATCAGGCCTATAGGGTATCAACCCCAAAGGCCCTGAGGAACTCCATACGGAGAGCCTCAGTCCATGTGAGGATTTACGGAGACGACATTGTCGTCACACGTAAATCGTTGCCAGCCCTGTCGCACCTCCTTGAGCTATGTCAGCTCAAAGTAAATGGAGGCAAGTCACATTATTCCGGAAACTTTGCGGAATCATGTGGTACAGATGCCTTTAGGGGTACCGATGTAACACCGGTATACCTAGGGTACTGTGGCGACGTGGAAGCTCCTGAACATGTTGTCTCGACGATAGAAGTTTCTAATAACTTCATGCGAGACGGACTTATAAACTGCAGTAATGCAGTTCTTAAGTGGGTACCTGAGCACATCATTAGATGGCTACCAGTTACCTCATCTTCAGGCCATACTCTCCCTAGCTTCTCATTCACTTCTGGCATTAATGCCAGGCGATGGAGATATAATAAACATCTCCATCGTGATGAGATTTTGGTATATCAGCTTGTTTCCAAGCCAATATTTACCAAAAGGGACAGT